GCAGTAGGAAAGACAACCGTAAAATCACCCGCAGTAGACGTTTTGTCTGATCCAAAATCTAAAACAACCACTGATGGGTTAGTTAAAGAAATAGACGTTGTATTAGGCGTAGTATTGTAAATTAACGCGCCTCTAGCGGTAATCGTAGCAGTTGAAAACGTTAAATCTGCAAAGTCTGTGAAAGCTGTCGTACCGCTGGATGTTGGATCAACGTTAGTTAAAGCTGATCCTCCCGCAGAATAACCCGTTCCACTAGCTTCGTCAGTAGCTGAATAAGCTGTTGTACTAGCGTCAAGCGTAGCTGCGGATGTATACAGTGCTAACTTAAAAGTATCCCCTGTCGAGGAATCAAAGTCGTGTGCACCAAACATAAGTTCCTTTTTAAAGGAAGTGCACATATAGTTACCAGAAAAAGCCATATCAAATTCTCCTTATCATTTCAGCCAAATCTTTATGCCCAGCATCACATAAAGCATTATAAACCGTTGTTCTGTCACTTCTAATAACTTCTCTCATATAAAAAGTCAAAACTTGAACTAAATTCGTTTTAAAAGCTCTGGCCTGATCCCTAATAACAGGATCTTCTGTCGTTTTTACATCTACTTTAAAAGTAGGCGTAATGTTTAAATCTAATGCGGGAGTGTTCATTGTTTCGGCCTAATAACTTTACCAACTCTATATTCATCGGTAACTTCTTTAGCTTCACCCAACATTTTCATACCTACAAGCGCTTCACCAAACCTTTTTTCATACAAAGCTACTAAATCTTGCTCACCTTTCATATAAGTATACGCTTCTAACAAGCTCCCATAAAGCATAGCAATTTGAGCATTTTCACTTAGCCAAGTTGTTCCGCTATCAGACCCCGCTGTTAAACTAGCCGGTCTGTAGAAGTAATGAAGCTCAACGGAATAATCACTATCCGGAGTAGGACCTATGACAAAATGATCTAAATCAAACACTGCATAATACCTGGGATTTCCAGTCGTTGCCCCATCTGGATTAAATGTTTGGACAAAATCAGCATCTTTAAACTCTAAAAAAACGTGATCGCTGCTCGCGTTTATAAAAGATAATTTCCACTTACATTTTTTCTAAATAAGCTAAGTTGTACGTTTTTTAAGATGCGCTCTTCAGCTTGTTGAATAAAGATAGGCAAATTATTAACAAACGAGGTCTCATCGTTTTCGGTGTAATCCTGGATTGCCGTTTTTAATTGTGCATATGTAAAACTCATGACGTGCTCACCGTAACAGTACCCACCTGGCCGAATCCGGTGGCAGGTCTTAAATTTGGATTTTCTACAGTAGGCAGCCCTACATAAATATCTAAAGGCTCCACCCGATCTGGACGTGCGTTTTGCAAAGCTTGAGGATCGGATACTTTTCTAAACGGACCTAGCTGCGGGTGTTTTGGTTCGTATTGATCCGGCCCTACAAGTAAACCGTTCCATTCACGACGCATAACTTTATACGGATACCTTAACCCGGATCTATCGCAGATAGCATAAGAATCTTTACCTGATGCAAACTTAGCCATTATCCCGACCTGTAGTAACTAAACTTTGGAACTACGTTAAAAGAGGCTCTATCTCGATCTTCTTCAGCGGCCCTTTGAAACTCTTCTTCATAAATAGTTTTTAACATGGGAGTCATCTTAGGGTTTTTCTTCAAAGATAAATAATACGCCAGACCCGCCGCTAAACAAGGATAAAATCTAAAAGGAAGATCCATTGTGTTAGTAAAAGTGTCTGCGTCATCCATTCGAGTCAAAGCATCATAGTACACAGTGTACGAAGTAGAGCTGTCAGGGACAGGCCATACTTTTAAGTTAGGCGTAAGCTGCCTATCCAAAAAGAATTGATTAGGTCTACCCGATGTTGTTTTGGTGGGTATAGTTAAATATTCATCTCGGCTTAATCGCTCTAATGAATAGTCGGTACCCGAAACTCTGACCACTACAGACAGAACATCTATTACATCAGCAGATAAATCATATTCGCCATCATTGGCGACAAGCGTCAAAGACCGCTGTTTAATCGTCCATTGATTTAACCCACGATTAGCCCAATCAGCAAGCATAAGATTAAGAGACCTTTTAGCCGTTTTTAGGTCGTAACCGGTCCGGACTTCTAAGCCACAACGCTCAAAAGCCTCTTCGATGTAATCTGCTACATCTAACTCAAAATCTTTGCTTCCTGAAGTAGCCATAATTAAGTTGCCTTAACTAATTTGTAGCCTTTTTCTTTAGCCTTTGCGCGAAGCTCTGCAACGCTCATGCCGTTAGTAGCCTCACCACCTTTTTTCATTTTCTTAACCATACCGCCGCCGCGCATTTTCTTAACCATACCGCCGCCGCGCATTTTCTTAGGTGACATCGCCATTTTTTAATCTCCTGTAAAGTTCTTCTCTACGTTTGAAAATATGAGAAGCATTATACTCCTGATCATATCTATCATAATACCCGTTTTTCTTGATTTTGTACGCAGACTCTTGCAATTTAGACAGTCTTTGAACAAAAACCATTGCATAATTTACTTCAGTCAACGGTTCAAAATTAGCTTCTTCCGAAAACTCTGGGGCTTCATCATAAGGATGAAATCCCATAACCCACATATCTCTATCTATAAAAAAACCTTTTGAAATTGCAGTGTTTACCTCGTCTAAAAACGCATGAAATTTGTCAGGGTCCTCATCAAACGTAAAATCAACCAGTATGGCTAGGTCGTGCGTGTCTGTCCACTGCGACAAAGCCGTGTATAAATCTTGATAGCTGTCTTCGTTTTTAAACAAAAAAGCTACTTTATCATCTAACCAGGCCCCTCTAGCAAAAGGGCATGGCGCTAAATTATTAAAAAATTTATTAGGTTTTTCTAATATCTTTTCAGACCAAGACCTAATTTCATCTACCACTGCCTTTTCTACAGGATCTCCAATAAAAAACGTCATACTCTTTTAGAAACCGCGCCAGTAGTGTATTTTTTTCTGTCAGGCAAAATTTTACCGCAACCTATAGCAACAACCCCACCGTTTTCCATTTTTCTAACTTTAGCTTTTTCTGTATTAGAAACAACCTGTTTACCTTTGGAACCTTCTCGTTTCTTTTTACGGGCCGTTGAAGCTCTTTCTGATTTACTTAAACTCTGCGCTTTAGCTCTAGGTAAACATCTGTCTGGGTTTCTTTTATTTTTTGAAGTGCCACAAGCCCCTGCAATGTTACCTGAGCTATCTATGCGGACCCATTCCTCATCTACCCAATCTTGCAACTTACCCATTATTTGCCTTTTCGCTTTCCGCCTTTAGACTTTTTAGCGTAATTAGGATCTTTACAGTATTTTGAAGCAGCTAAATTAGCGTAAGCGCTAGGATAAGTATCAAAAGTTCTTTTTGCCCAAGCTTTTCCCTCTGGGCAGATTTTGCTACCTTTTGACTTACTAGAAACCGCACCGCCTTTTCTATAATAAGTGACTTCGCAAGGAGAAGGTTTGGGGCCTGTTTTTACCCTAGATCCCATTCTATCCGCCCCAAAGTCGTTGTATCCAAGGAGATGCCATAATGGCTATGATTAAAGCCCACATCATTTTACGCAACCATTTTAATTCTTCTTTATGGTCGTCTAAACGATCTTCAATGCGTTGATACCGAAGATCACACTTTTCTTCGTGGTGGGCTAGTTTAGCTAAAACTTCTTCTGGGCTCATATTATCACCATGCTTTACAGGACCAGTACCGTGCTGAAAACTTGTCGCTGGCGGTGTCACAACTGTGACGCGCTCTAAAGCTTTTTCGACGGCTTGGTTGGTCTTTTTTAATAGACATATTTGGATCACCGAATCTAACCAATTTAACCTGATCGTCTTTTTTAGCCAAGACAGCAGATTTTTTTGGTCCGCTTGGTGTTCTTTTGGGTTTGTTATATCCAGCAAAAGTCTCTCCCCGGTAACTAATACGGCCAGACGGCAGGCGTTTAACGTTTTTGGTCGTAGCCATTACAAGTCACCCCCGTTTTGAATGTAAATAAACTCCATTGATGCGGAGACATTAAAGTCAACAGATCCAGAAGAGGAAAACGCCCTCATCTCCAAATCTGTTTTTTCTGTAAACTTTAACGGGAAAGTATAAAATTGTTCGTGTGCGCCATCTGTAATAGTAAATCTTTCTTTTATTTGAAACACTTCCCCATAAGGTCTAGCAACAAGACTAGCATTCAGAATAGCGGGTGTCTGAGTTGACGTGCCTGTAGATAAAGACATTTTTGTAAGGAATGCTGTATATCCTGCGGGAACTGTCCAAAGACCCATCAATGTTTGGTTGTCGCCATCCCCATTTATGGTCAGGTAAATATTAGCTGGAACCCCAGATGTAACCGTACCTGTTCCTGCGTAAATTGTGCCAGCGTTTGCGCCACCACTGCCTGCACTGCGAACAACGCCGCGATTTATTCGTAGGTAAGATTTTGTGGTGTTAACAGCAGTTTGCCCATTCAGCGTGACAACTTCGTTTATTTCGTTGTAATCCGCGTCTAAGCCAGAAACCTCTACTGTTCTTGCACCAGTTCCTGCGGCAGTGTCGTTAGCTGAACTGCTTGATATAGTCATTACTGTGGCTGATGCGGGATAAGCGTATAAACCGCCCTGTTCCCAAATAGTTTCTTTTGTGGCTCCAACAACAGGGTTGTAACCAAACTTAAAAACAGTTTTGTGGAATGATATTTGCCCACGAGCAACTTGAAGCTCAAACGGCTCGGAAGTTCCTACACGAGATATAGAACTAACTTCACGAGCCATAAATATATCTGATACGCGAATGCCCTCTGATGGAATGTTTACGGAGTGTGAATCAGATGCAAGAAAATCCAGATCTAAAACTGTAGCGCCACCATTACCGTCGGTAATGGTTAAGCGCGGAGTTCCAGTCGTGGTTAAAACCTGTACCTGACGAATTCGCGCAGGACCAACACCAGCCGAACCAGTGGCAGCCAAACGCTTTGCTTTTACATCAGAACCGGACATTGCGTTCTCCTAAATTAGGCAGTTGCAGTTGCACCAGTGTCCACACGAATCCAATTGGATCCATCAGAAAACACAAGGTTGCCTGTACCATTCCCGGCTGTTTCAGAAGCTTTTAACGCATTTGAAACAAAAATAATACGGCCAGTATTTTCTGAAGCTGTTGGAAGATTTGCAAAAAGAAATGCAGTTGAAGTGAAACCGTTATTTGAAATAACTGGTCCGAAAAAGTAGTATTAGCCATTTTTATCTCCTGTCTTGGCAAGTGTCAGTCGCACCATGCGAACTGTCAGGGTACCTATAGCATACAAAAAATTTAAACAAAAAGAAAGGGATAGTTTTACCTATCCCTTTCCCAACCTTTAATATAAAATTTTGTCTTATATTACAATGGTTTATGCAGCACCTGGAGTACCAAAAACAGAACGCCAGTCAGAAACACCAAAGCTGTAACGCTCTCGTGCCTTGAATCGCATGTTTCCAGTATCAAAATCTCCTTCCATTGCCGTTTTAATTGGCGAACGGTTGAAGTATTTGAATCCGTTAGGTGCGTCTGTCTTAATGAAGAATGCATCTGTATCCGTTAGGAAGTGGTTAACCACTGCGCCGTCAGGAATCATACCCATGTTCTTCATTGCGTTGTTGTCGTTGTCCGCAGTTCCTGAACGTAGATTTGAGTTAATAACCCGCTCTGCAATAAATTGCAGTTCTTTAGGGATAATCAACTTTGTTCCACGAACAGCGATCTTTAGACCACGCTCATCGGTAAGACCTGCAATGTCAATAAGCATCTGCTCAAGAGAGGTCTCGTTGAGGTCAGCTGCTACAGTCAATACGTTACGCTGGTTTCCAGACAAGCTAGGGTGAGCGGATGAGCAAAGAGCTGCACCATCACCGACAGGGAAGCTAGTATTGAACGCATTGTTCAAAATAGATGCTGCCTTGATCTGCTTTGTTTGGGCCATTGAACGTGCAAGAGCCTTTGTATATCGAGATGCAAGACGATCATAAAGGTTATCTTCGATAGCCTCTTCTGTAATCGAGAATGCAAGTGCGATAGTTTCGTGTGTGTAACGAGCTGTAAATGTTTCCTGAGCATCGTCAAAACTGATGGCATTACCCTCATTTTTAACAGGTGCTGTGGAAAAACCAGCAAGCATTACTTCTTCTTCGAAAGCGCGGTCAGATGACTCCTCTTCAAAGATTTCAGCATGCTCATTTTCGTAACGGTTGTATTCGAGCCCGAACAAGGCATTAAGGCCGGGTTCTAGCTCTTTCGCCAGTTGTGCGCGAGAAATAGCCATGGTTTAACCCTCCTTAAAGACCGGTTGAATCCGCAGTGGTTTGTGAATCAAACCTACGGGTTCCGGCGTTGAAATGTGCGTTTAATCTAACAATAAGTGGAATACCCGCAGCAGTGTAATCACTGTTTGCTACATCATCCATAATGCCAACAATACGCAAAGGTAGTGTTGCCGTTACTGCAATTGAAGAAACGCTAAGAGCACTATTAGAATTACCGTTGTCGGTGCTTCCAGTTCGTGCGGAGGTTCCAAGAGAAGCGTTAGCAAACACTGCTGCCAGAGCCGTTGCACGGTCTGTTAGGGAAGCGTCTGAAGCGACCTTGAAAAGTTGGTTAGGGTTATCTGCTACGAAGGCTTTAACTGGATAGTTAGTGTCAACGCTAACAGAGGCCGAACCAGGCCAGTAGTTTAACCATACAGGTTTTTTCTGTACAGAGTCTTGGTACTGTACGCCCATTAGGACACCTAATGCTTGCGTAGTTCCACCATTTGTGGCACCAGCTTGATCAATAACACCAGCTGCTGTAGGAACGCAGATAGAGTACTGAAAAATAGCATTAGTATTGTTAGAAGCGATTTCGTACTCAGTTACACCTGTAGAGTTCGCACCGCTTCCAACTAGCCCGATAGGACGAAGACCATAGGCGGTTGTTGCATTTGCCATGATATTTTTCTCCTAAAAGGGGCAGTCCTCATTATTTTTTCGGACCACCAAAAGTTACACGAGATTGACGATCAGGTTTAGTAATCGTCATGGTTGAGTGGGCGTTCTCTCTCATCATGTCATGATCCACTGCATCCATCTGATCTTTACTTCTACTTTTGAAGTATTCAGTACGTTCAGCAACGGTCTCAACAGGAATTCGAGCGAGAATCAACCCTCCCTGTCCAAATACACCAGAATATTTACCTGTTTCAACTACGGGACCTTCAAAATCTGGATATTCGTCTTTACGAACCAGTTCATAACCTTCCCTAAGCTTTGCGCTGACGTTCTTTGTATCATCAAATCCTCGTGACTCAGCACGAATCCATCGATGTTTGTAGCCGTCAGGTGCAGGTGGTGCATCTAATACAGAGGGTGGAGCCCAAGGCTTACGCACAGCCTGTTTCTCCCTAGTTTTACTTGCGCGGGAGCTTCTATCGATTTTAGTTTCTTCAGTCATCTTTATTACTCCTTCACGTATTTCGCGTATTCTTCAAGTGGCACACCCAATTTTTTCGCTATTGCGACTTGGCTAGGGGTGAGTCTAACCTTTTTCCCACTGCGCCCAGTTGTAGCTGTTCTTGAAGCAGAAGCAACCGTCTGGGCTGGACGTTTACTTTGACTTTTCAACTTGTGCGGAAACTCGTCCGCCATTCGCCGATCTAGTTCAGTATAGTACTCATCACTCTGAGGGTCAAACCCTTCTTGTTCAATAAGTTTTTTGTGAATACCAAAAACAGCATAAGTCATAGCCTGATCGTCCCCAAACCAGTTATTCTTTAAAGCCCATTTTTCCGCCTTTGGATCGGGTCTCTTAGGCTGTGCCGGTTGCTGAACATGTTCTTTCTGGTATTCAGCATATTGCTGGGCTTGTTGAGCATGTCTAGCTTGTTCCGATTTAGCTTGTTCCGCTCGATCCGCTTGAATGGCTAAAGCTGTTATTTTGCGTTGTGCTTCGACAGCCGCTTTTGTGTCTCCAAGCTCCATAGCACGAGATAACTCATTTTCCGCTTGATCCATTTGAGCGGTAACTCGCGTACTAAACTCAGAAACATAACTGCTGTCTAAGTTATTCATGCGTTGTTTTAACTGTTCGGCCTCTGTCTGTACGTTTCGAGCATAATTAATTGCTTCTTGCTCTCGTCGTTCAGCCTCCCGCATTTTTTTAGTCAAGCGGTCTATACGTTTTTGTGTCGCAGATTCCGCTTTCTTAAACTGGTCGTCGGAATCATTGGTATTATCCGACGCTTCTACTGAATCATTTTCTTGTTCAGGAACTTCAACCTCAGTACTCGGTTCCTCTTCTACTTCAAACTCTTTTTCTTCATTTTCAACCATTATCTACTCCTTATAAATGATGAACGTCTTCTGGATCAAGTATTGTTGCAAGAATCTCATCGTCATTAAGAACTCTTACTTCTCCACCGTCTATTTGAAACCGCGAACCAGCATAACGGGCAAACATCACCCATTGTTTTTCTTGGCACCACGGGCCTGATGGAAATTTTTCTTGATCTCTGTAAGCTAAAGGACCGACTTTCAACACATATCCTACTTGCGTAGATATTTGTTTTTTCTCTTGAACCTCGTCCGGTAAGAAAATACCGCTTTCTGTCTTAGCTTTGCCTTTATAAGGAAGAATTAATATGCGCCATCCGGTTGGTTGCGGCATGCGCTCCAACAACGACTTGTTTATTAATTCTGGATTTAAAACGGGTTTATCACTGTAAGCATCCGCCAAGTTAGGCGTTGCTTCTTGCTTTACTTCTTCAGTCATCAGATTGCTCCTGTTTTTCTAGCAGGCCCTTGAGTTCCTGTTCTACGTGATTTAAGGAATCCATGTTTCCCATAAGTTCACGATATTGTTCCATTGATTTAACGTTGCCGTATTGCAATAAATCTACAATTCCAGCGCGTCGATCACGAATAATTCTAAACACTGCTTCCGCTACATATATCTCATCCATCTCACCTCGCATATTATCTAATAAAATCGTAGATTATCTTATCATATCTTATACAAGATAAGATAGTTTTTTATGCAAGTTCGAAATGAGGAGCGTCTACAAAGGGTCTTCTATTCTGTGAACGACGTAAATCTATATATTCATGCATTAGTTCTTCAGCGGTAATATCAGAATCAGTTAGGTTGCGATGCCACGCTGCACCCCAACGTAATTCAACATTTAATTCTTTAGCCGCCTGACGCATAGCATCCGCTATGTCGTCATATAAGTTTAATTCCCAACTAACTCTTGGTCCTATGTAAGCTACCAAATCAACCGCTTTTCCGCCTAGGTGTTTGCTTCGTAAAGTTTGACTAGCACCTTTAGCCACCAACTCTTTTTGACGCTCTAAAGTTCTTAAACCTTCCGAAACCCCAAAATCTATTTTTGTTATGGTTATGGCTTTTTTTACTACATCAATAAGTTTAGGGTCCAGACCTTTTAACCTGCTTAAACTTCTTTCAGACAGCTTGAAGCTCATCTACCCTGACCCCTATATTTTTTAAAATTTCTTTTGTCATGTTTATTACGCGGTCTAGAAAACGGAGAGCTACCGTCGCTTGTTTTCTTTTTAATACGTAATTTGTGGGCACGTTCACCAATAGTTAGTTTAGCCATTATTTCGCCACATGTTTGTATTTTTCAAAGCTACGAAGCCCACCAAGTCCTAGCATACCCATTAACACAGTCATTAATTGACCCATGTCGAAATTAGGTAGAGGAGGTACCTCCATACCATAGGCAGCGAGACCAAAAATAGCCAGAGGCTGGAGCACAAAATGATAAGCAAAGGCAGCGCCGCACACCCAACCCACAAATGGTCTCCAACCACCCTTCCAAACC